GTATTTGATATTCTGGTGAAAATTACGTAATAAATAATAGATGAATTTCCATACATCACCCGTCCATTCTTCTCCATATTTTAATATACCATTCTCATAATAGTGTTTTGTAGGAATTTTCAATTGTTCATTATAATTCAGAGGTAAAATGTCGTCTATAAATATGAATCCGTCTTTTATACTTAAAATATTTAAACTATTATTAAAGTCTCGCAGAACATTTTCACAATGATGTAGTCCATCTATAAAAATGACATCGAATATTATACTGGTTTCGCTATTGCTGCTATTGTATTTCGCAAAATAATCGTCAGATGTTACAGAATAAAGTTGACAAACAATATTCTTGAATCGACCATCGCTAATGCTAAATTTGGGATCCGGATCCACACCCGTCTTACTAACAAAATGTGTTTTAGAAAAAGTGTAACCATATTCCACACCGATTTCCAAGTATTTTTGTTCTTTACTGGTGTTTTTATTAATTACCATATGCCTTTCGTTTAAGTTCGTATTATACATCAATATTCCAATATTTGCCGATAATATTTCATAGTTGTTAGTTGATTGGTAACAAACTTTAAAATAATTAATCAGTTCTTCTTCACTACTATCCAATAAAACATAACACTTCATTTTTGGAAATCCCAAATCGTCCAGTTTTTTCCATAGATGTTCAATGGGACATTTGTTTTCTAAAACCATGATATCACTGTTCTCGCTATATAATTCCCTTATTTTATCCATATTTCTTAAAAGACCATTTATTCCAATGACACAATATTGTTTTTGATAATCATTATTTACTAACAAATTACAAAAGTTGTGGGTATAAACACTTGGGTCCCGTTTCCAAATAGGCGTATTCTCATTTATAAAGGTTTCTGATTCATATGAGTTTCTTTCTTTCATTAATTCATGGATGTTAAACATTTGGTAATAAATGGGACTAATAAAATTGGGTCCTATACGATTAATTTCCGCATTGCGTATCAGAGAAAAATTATTGTTTGACTCATTCATATACTGTATGTAACCCATTTTAGGTATTTTCGCGATTTTAGTATGGACAGCTGTTCTTAGCAAAATCTCGTAATCGTCGCAAATTGGTAAATATTCACAAAAATTACCAATTTCTAGAAGAAGGTCTTTGCGCCAAATTCTGGGATGATTGGGACAACAAACCAGATGACTTAGTGTAATGTTATTAATATTCGGTGTATTATAAACATACACCCATTTATCACCATACTTTTGGCAATAATATGAACCATAGCCCTTACAAATATTGTCTCCGTACCAATAATTGTTACCATTTTCATAAATATTAATGAAATCCATATACACAAATCCAACGTCCAGATTATTTCTAAACGTTTTTAAAGATTCCTCTAGAACAAATGGTAAAATTTCATCATCGTGGTCTAACTCTAAAACAAATTCGCCTCGACACAAACTAACAGCCTCGTTTTTTACATTACCAATGAACCCGTTGTTTTCGAAACGACGATAGATTCTTATACGAGCATCGCCCAATTGTTTTTTCAAATATTGAAAATGCGTGTCATCCGGAGAGTCATCCATAATGACCCATTCCCAATTTGTTAGTGTTTGTGCTTTTAAACTATTAAACGCTCTCAAAATTTTTTCAAAGGAATTAAATGTTGGTGTAAATACTGAAAAAATAGGACGTGTTATTCGTCTAGGTATCCCACATATATTTACAAATAATGTATTGACTAGTTGGTTAAAATTCTCTATGGCGAAGGGTTTATCTATAAATAGCAATCGTGATCTTTCTGATTCAGAAGTGAATAATTGTAGAACGTCGCCATAATCACCTTTATCTCCGAATACAACTAACAAAGCGTATATTTGTTTGTAAAAACGGTTCAGTTTTTTTAAATCGTTAACAATATGTAATGTACATTCCAATTTCGCCGCATTATCTGAAAAAAAAGTGTCGATATAGTTATTCGTGTCTTTGCGAAAAAATAAAATAAGAGGATACTTCATTATCTTATTTTTTTAAATAATTTTTAAGCTCTTTGTATACTTATATAATTCGGTCATTATAAAACTGTTATTTATAAAACTGTTATTTATAAAAAAGTATTAAAGATAATTAGGCCGAATATATATGTCATTTGGAAAGTATACATACGGAAAACCCCAAATATTTTGGGCAAACGATAATGCTAAATTAGTAGTGGGTAATTTTTGTTCTATAGCAGAAAATGTAACGATATATTTGGGTGGTAACCATAGAACTGATTGGGTAACAACATATCCTTTTGGTCATATTAATCAAAATATATTTAATAATTTTAACGGTTATGGCCATCCGTCTACAAAAGGCGATGTAATTGTAGGAAATGACGTGTGGATTGGAAAAAATGTTACGATAATGTCTGGCACAACTATTGGAGATGGCGCAGTTATAGCCAATAACAGTCATGTTGTAAAAAATATAGAACCATATAGTTTAGTAGGTGGTAATCCAGCAAAGCTAATTAAATATAGGTTTACGCCAGAACAAATCGACCAATTATTAGAAATTAAATGGTGGAATTGGGATGACGCAAAAATAAATAATTTTTCCCCTCTATTGTGTAATCCCGATATTGATGAGTTTATAAAGTCGGCGAAAAATATGTAAAGAGTTAAGTCTTTGATTTTTCATTTTCAAATATGTAAAAAAATAATTACATATTTGAAATACGAGTTTATAGGTAACTCTTAAAATTCTGGGTTATGCTTCTTAAATAGACACCCTTGAGGTATCAAATGCTTGAGTTCATTAGTGACCGTTTGCGGATTTTGATGATCACAATTTGTCATCCAAATTTTAATAATACAGAAATTCTTTTTTGGCGAAATGGTAATCCCGGTCACACTGTTCACAAAGGCTGGATTCGAACTGACGGATTCTCCGATAAGAACATAGCTCAAGTCGCGCCATGCTTCAAATACATTCTTATTCGACACTTTATAGGAGAAGCAACCGCCATTTCTATTTCGTACATCTTCCCACATAGGACTAATACCGTCTTTCATCAGAAACATCATACAGTTTTGTACTAATCCCTCCGGCAGTGACTCGGTGACAGCAATGGTTTCCTCTAAATTACTAAATCGACAAACCTTCTTATAACTTTTTACGGTCCAATCTGGGTCTTGAGGTAAATGAGCCCATAAATTCCACACATGTCTTAATTTATGGAATTCCATAGTTTGAGTAGCACTACTTGCGGCAGCCATTGTTGAATCAGTGTGATAGGGTACCATTATAATTAGTTATAATCAATTTTTTTTAAATGATTTTATTATTATTATTTATTTTATAGCCCATATCAATTTTCTAAGTTAACATAATCATCGGTTGAATCATTATCATCAATGTCTTCAGATTTAGTTTCTTCTAATTCAATTATATGTTCAGATTTAATTTCGTAATCATTTTCACCAATTACTAAATATTGATGTGGTAGAATTTGAAGTATATTTACATTATGATCTATCAGATTTACTACATAATCAAATGAGCCAGTATCGATTTCGACATGTAAAATGTTAATTAAATAATACTTGTAAAATTGCGTGTTAATTATATTATTAACGATATAATGGTTATAGGTTTCAGTTTGTAATTGAATAGGATACGCAGTGTCCTTATATGTTATGTTCATGGAAATAAATTTAATATTTGAGGGACTATAAAACAGTTGAAGAGGATAATCAATATAATGTATTTTGTTAACAAGTGTCTGTGAATTATTATCGGATAAAACAATAAAATCGTTACTACTAAATAATTGTTGTTCATTTAAATTTAACTTATGAAGCGCATCCAAAATAGGAATCGATTGCTTGTTTTTACCATTTTCGTATATTTCAAATGTCAGTAGAGGTACATCGATGTCAGTTTTATGGAGTATTTTGTGCTCTTGTAAAAATTTATTTATTTCGGTACATAATAAGTTAACATGAGGCTTCGCCCATGCTTTTAACTGAATAGCATGTATCTGACATACGCTATAATAATAAATACTATTATATACTAATTTGATACCCATTACGTTTAGCCAATCACTTAGCAAAACAAAGTTACGGTGAAGAAATGGATTAGCCTCTTCGGGATAAAAAAATAAACATGCTTCTACAAAAAGTATAAATATTATTAGAGAGTCGAATATCATACACTAATAGTATTTTATTATTTAAATAGTTTTATTTAAATTATTTTTATTGGTATTGAGGATCGGATGAACCGGTAGGTACTGTTGTATCTGTATCTGTAGCTGTAGCTGTAGTAGTAGGTATTTGGGTACTTGTTGTTGTAGTCGTCGATGTATAAACTAAATTACCGCCTTTTTGATTATTACACGCTAAATTTAATTTACCGGTTGCTGGGTCAAGTCCAAAAACAAATAATAATATAGCTACAATAACCGACATAAAAATAAACGGGACAAAAACGATAATCCATGATATAATACCCATACCGGACTTACATAACGCATTTAAAAGTATTGTAATTATAATCATTACAATAAATTTAAAAAATGCTGTATTATAAAGACCCTTAAATGTATCGATAATTACTTGTGTTAAAGAAAACGCTATATATATGAGTGCTGGTGCGCATAAATCCATTATCATCCTCTATATTACTTAAAGAAAAGAGTTTATGTGAAAATGGGTTCACCATCCTTTAATATACCCACCTTTTCGCCAATATCACCGTCATCGGTTACTGCGTAAAGAATACCATTTTCTTCATCAGTAGCAAAGTAGGTTACATCATCTATTTCAATTTCAAATACCTCTTCCTCTTCCTCTTCCTCTTCCTCTTCATCTTTTACGTCTAAAGTAGGAACCTCATCAACTTCTTCATTTGTTCGCACTTCCTCTTCTGAATCAGCTTCTGATTCATCTGAATCCCCTACTACAGCTTCTTCATTTGTTCGCACTTCCTCTTCTGAATCAGCTTCTGATTCATCTGAATCCCCTACTACAGCTTCTTCATTTGTATCTTCTACTTCTTCTTCATTTGTATCTTGTTCTTCTACTACTTCTTCTACTTTTTCTTCTTCTACTACTTCTTCTTGTTCTACTACTTCTTCTTGTTCTTCTACTACTTCTTCATTTGTATCTTGGACTTCTACTTCTAATACATCAATATTGGTTGTGGTTTTCTCTTCTAGAACTTCAACAATTTTCAATTTGATATGTTCCTCTTCCTTTGGACTATCGAAATACCGAGTCAATAGTTGTTGACCCTTTGGAATCGGTTTTTGTTCATATTGTTGAATAGTTGAGTCGGATACTAGTGAATGAATCGACGATTCAAATGTATTCACTTTTGTGGTAAGCGTTCCAATAAGAACTAACAGTTGTTTATTTGTTTTTTCTAATTTAGAAACTCGCTCTTCTAAACTCTTACAAGTTTCAATATAGTCACGATTTAATTCGTTACATTCTTTTAAACAAATCGACTCACTTGTACATACTTTATTCATGGTACTGCTACTAGAAAATTCATCTCGCATTTTTTGTATCATTCCATACATCTGTTCAATAGTAGCCATTTGAATTAATTTTTCCAGATTATTTAACGTTGTCATTTCTATGATAATATATATAACACAATTCGTTTAATATGATTTAAAAAATATTTAATGTAAGTATATATGTCGGACGGAATAAGTTTTTTTAATAACGACGATTTGGAAAAGCATCTCCAAAAGGTTATGTCACAAACAAATTATACCGAAGAAGAAGCGAGAGAAAAGTTAAAACAATTTAATTGTGATTACATAAAAGTATTAAGACACTATATGGGGATCGATGAAAAAAAAGAAACCCATGCTGTTAAATCAGTGAATCAAGAAATATACAGACAAATTCGGCGTAAACTCGACACTTCTATGAAAGAATACAGAGAGAAAAATCCTCTTAATATGGAGCAAATTATTAGCAGCTTACAAGAATCCGATGAACGAGAAAAACAAATCCAGAAATAATATATTTATTTTTCATAATCTAATCATGAAACATAAATTATTCATTAATTTGACTGGTTACGCCAAATTTCTCATTTAGGATGGAATTCTTATTCTGTTTTTTTCGTTGTAATCTAGTTTTCACTTGGTAATTAGAAGGAATAATCTTGTTATTCAGAATAAAATCGTCATTGTCTTCATGTAGTTCTGGCAAAATTCTAGTTAAAGGCTTGTCAATAATGAGGAACAATCGTTCATTTCTTAGCAGTGAACGATATTCTTGAATAGACAGATTTCCGTAATATTTTTCCAACATATAATATGGACTTGGCGCTGGTCTAATATTTCTTGTATAATCATAAACCTTGGCATAAATATGATTAAATAAGTGGTATCTCTCAAATTTAGCGGAGCTATCAATATTTTCATTCATTAAATACGCAACACCGCATTCCGGACTACAAAAACATCCGTAAACTTGGTATGTTCCATTAATAAAATGCTTGGGGATATAAATTGGTGGATTATCAAATTCACACGTGTCCCAAAAACACGCTGACTTCTTGTTATTTACATTATTTATGTGTAGATTATGTTCTAATTGCTTCAACTTCTTCCACACTTCCTTACTTGTATCTTTACAATAGAGTTCTTCTCCATCATCGTCTTTATTATCTAAAGTCGTGATTGACGTACTTGTGTTATCGTAATATTTCGAAACCGATTTTACATTTTCGCTCCCAATAATATCAAATGACATATCATTACTATTATTATTATACGCATCATGAAAATAATTAGTCTGATTTGTATTAATCAAATCCTTCATTGAACACTTGAGATGTAGAATAACGTTTGGTCGTTCGATCATCTGTTGTTGGTCGGAAGACATTTGTTGTATAATTTTGCCACCCTTTGGTTTTCTACCTCTCTTTTTAATCGGTTGTTTTTGTTCCTTTACATCGTCGGTTTTAATAGGTGACGTCATCTCATCGTCTATCTCATTCAGTACTTCATTATATATAGTCTCTGTTGACAAATCCAATTTTGTTGGTTCTTCAATATCATTAACAGTTAATAAAATAGGTTTTTCCATGGTTGAAATAATATCATTGGAAAATGAGTTCATTTGTAGAGAAGCGATTAGGTCCTTTTTCGACTTTCTGCCTCTTTTTGCTTTAATGGTATCCGGATTAGCCGGAATAGTTTCAGTTACCTTCATTATTATTCTAATTATCATTTTTAATTTAAATCGTTTTAATATATATTATAAATTATATATGAAAAAAGAAGTATGATTACTGTTTTACATCGTAGCAACTACGGCACACCGGAATATAATTATCGCTGCCGACAACTGTCTGTTCTTTTTCCGCACTGATTCGCTTTGAAAATATACCTAGATTCCCATTTTTACACAAGCTACATAATGATGTCAGTTTAGTCACCCGATCGCATAGAGGAATCAAATCCAATATTTGTCCAAATTTCTTGCGTTCAAAATCTCCATCCAAGCCACAAACATATACCTTCTTTCCATGTTTCAACAATAAACTAACAAAATCATATAAATCGTCGAAGAATTGCCCTTCATTGATTAGTACAACTTGGCTACTAGTAATATCTGAATTATCTATCAAATCATTCAATTTCGCTGTTTTTATACAAGGGATCTTAATTTTATCGTGGGTTGACAGTAAACTATCATCGTAACGGGTGTCAATACAATGATTTATAACTGATACCGATATGTTACAAAATATACATTGTTTATATATTTCTACTATACGACTCGTCTTCCCGGAAAACATAGAGCCCAAAATAATTTCCAAATATGCGTTATGATTATCTTCACTCATTGTATAAATGTGTGACATACCGAATATAATATTTTATTATTCAATTTTTTATTTATTATATTTTTTATGTAAATGATTTATTTATAGATTATTTACAAATTTAATATAGATTATTTACAAATTAGCTATTAAATATATATTATTTAACTATAGTAATGAGCAGTGGGGTGCCATTTGTTGAACAATATAGACCCAAAAAGATAGATGATATTGTTTTGGACCCAATTAATAAGAGGATACTAACAAATATTATTGAGACTTCCTATTTTCCCAATCTATTATTTTACGGACCGCCCGGGACCGGTAAAACCACAACTATTATCAATCTAATTAACGCGTATCAAGACCGTCTAGGTCAACGTAATAAAGAATTAATGATCCATTTAAATGCTTCTGATGAACGAGGTATTGATATTATTCGAAGTCAAATTAGCCAATTTGTAAATTCTAAAACACTCTTTAATGTAGGAATGAAATTTGTGATATTAGACGAGGTTGATTATATGACAAAAAATGCGCAACAAGCATTGCGATACCTTCTTCAAACATATTGTGGATCGGTAAGATTTTGCTTAATTTGTAATTATATAAGTAGAATTGATGAAGGTCTACAAAATGAGTTTCTACGTTTACGATTTAATCAGTTACCCAAAGAAGACATTATTAAGTTTTTAAGCAATATATCTGATTGCGAGAGTCTAAACATAAGTATAAAATCGTTATGTTTAATACAAAAATTGTATGGTTCAGATATTCGAAGTATGATAAACTTTATTCAATCGAACCAAAATATTAAGGATCATGAATTTAATATTATAGATGAAACTGTATGGGACGCACTATATACCAAGTGCGTTAACAATGAACAACTTTCCGATTTATTCGTATTTATTAATGACGTAAGCGCTAAATACAATATGGACAAAAAAAATATAATTAATTCGTTTCTAAATTATATTATTCGATATGAACCAAAACATATTACGCCAGATTTTCTAAAATTTATAGAATACATTATTCATTTTGAAGATTGTAAAACCGATTATTATATTAATTATTCACTTATAAGACTCGCTTATTTATTGAAAGACTCATAGACAGACATTCTTTGGTGTAGCTTCATCATAAATTCATTGGGGGGAGAGCTTTTTGACGGATCAAAGAAATTTTGTTTCAAGCTATATTCGTTGGAGATTTGTATACCCTTCTTGTTTGTAGGTGACTTTTGAGAAATTAATATATTTGTAATAGTTTTTTGGTTCATACTTTTTTGTATGTGATTCATATTATAATCAAAAGAAAATAATTGAAATTAATTAATATAAAGAATATAAAGATATATAGTGAAAT